CATTCATCTTATCAAATACCGCAACCTCGCCAGCAGTAACGCCCTGTACCTGATTAGAATCAATAGGCACCAAAGACTGAGGCGGTATACCCATTGATATAACACCGGCAGCTAGCGACCTATTCGATATCACCTTACCAGATGTATTTATATATGGTGGCATAAATGACTTACGCGTCTTCAATATAAATAACTTCAACATTTCATCAATCAGCTTAGAGATTTCTTGGACTGAGCCTGAAGAAACAAAAGCTTGACCGTATGCAAATTGTTCGTTGATTATTCTAAATACTTGTTTTACAACATTGTATTGGCCACCAGGAGAGACAGCAGAAAGTGGAAAGCCAATAGGCATCATCATTACACCGTTGATTACAATTTGGAATTCATCGCTTGGTTTATCTTGATAAAGAATAATCTCTACCTGATCTTTTTTAACATCGGTAAGACGCCATTTATTATCATAAATAGTTCTACTTCCTTTTTCAGCGCTAGTTCCTGTACCAGCTTCAATTTCAGCTGATGGAGGGAACTTACCACGTTGTACAAATTTCCAATTCTCAAATTTACCGTAGACAGATTTGGCCTGCTCGTAATTCATGTGGATAACTACATACCAGTATGGTTGATCCTCCATGAAAAACTTTGTGATGTCACCTAAAAATACATTAGGGCCATAAAGTAAAGATGTGGATGGACCTTCAAAAACTTTTTCCAATTTTTCAGACCATTCAGTAGCAGAGTCTCTAAACTTTCCATCGAACTCACCTTTTAATTTTTTCTTAGTCTCAAATTTTTTCAACCACTCTTCTTGGACAAAAACAGTACCTTGCTTCAATAACTCCCTTTGACGTGATGGACGCTTTTCTTCGTCACCACCACCATCGGATGGCTCTCGTAATCTAGTATCATGGATGACGTCCTCTAAAATTGTAGCGGTCTCAGTTAAGCGATTATTTTCTTTATCAAAAGCATGAACCTCAATATCAAGATTGAGGTTATTTATATTTGAAAGCAAAGAATCAAGCTTCTGCTCGATTGTACCCGCTGACACAATAACATCCTCCTTGTTTTTCTTTCGAGGAAGTTGTGTGTTTGCGATCCTTTCGTTTTCGTCGAATTGTTGATAGTAATTTTTACCCTTGAATTCTCTAAAAGACTGACTCTTCACACGCTTTGAAGTCTCTAAGCGATCTCTTAGGTAGGTAAAATACTGCGCCTCCTCCTCGTTATAGATAGTGGCAGGTTTCATGTCCTCCTTTTTCTCCTTATCTAAAGGATTGAGTGGCGTACCCGTTGGGTTAATGTTTCCTGGTTGTGGCATAATGATTTTTAGATAATATTTCCGGACATCAACCCCAGTCTAGAGTTGGTTGATGCCAAAAACAAAAACACGAAACAGCTCTGTGTGCATCAATCTTGCGATTGATGTCCTGAAATATTATTACGAATTTATTATAACACGATTGAACACTTATGAAAAGAAGCTAGAATACTGTGGGCCCTTATTTTCATTATTGTCACTATTTCCATAATCAATAATGTTCATAGCAAGGTATCTCACCGGATCAGCGAAGTGAGCATTTTCATCTTTTCTAGGTCTATCCTTGAAAACTCCCATCTTTTTGTCAAAATCTTTTCTATAATTAAATAAAGACTCGTGTAGCTTCGCACACTTCTCTTCATCAAAGTAAAATCTAGGGAAGATCCTACGCACCTGGTCAATACCATCCTGAACTTTGTCCTTTGGACAGACGTGGATATTATTCATACCAAGCTCAATAAGCGTCTGGTGCCTAGTTTTATTGGATTGTAGCTCTGTAACCTCTACATCATGGGGTAAATAGTGCCTAGAATAGCGATAATTCATCTTATCTTTACGCTCTTTGAGCCAGTTATAATAGTGTGATAATGGCTCCCCGCGGTTCCAGTACATATCAATAAAGCGAATTTCCCGGCCTTTCATCTGGGTAAGTAGGATTACAGTATAGTCATCTAAGCCAAGATCCCACCAGGTTTGGACATCAAGCATCGGATCGTGTGGAATCGGCCTGATACGGCGCTCTAGGTACACCCTAGCCATATCCTTTTGATAGTATGACCCCTCAGTTTGTACAGAAAAGGCCTCATCAATAGTGGATGGATACTCAGCATACATTTTATCTTTATTGATTTTCTTCTTTTTGACGTACCAGCGCATCTGCTCCTCGTCAAGCTTAATACCATGCTTATCCTTAAGCATACTAAAATACTCCATATCTTCTGATGTCAGGGCAAAATTAGCCTTCAACCGGTAACTAGGATCGGCCCACCATGGGAAAAAGAATAATTTAAAATCAAGCTCCGTGAGCTTCCGCTTTTCTTTCTGCATCCTCAAAGCCTCCATACAATATTCATAGAAGTAGCCCTCACGGCCGGCAGCGGTGGATTCTATACTGACGACTTGCCCTGGATCTACAGAGTTGATCGCACCGGTCACGATTTCCTCGGCTTTTTCCGGGAATTTTTGGCAAATATACCCAAACTCAGAGATATGTAGGAACTGTACAGTGCCTGAACGAGTGGACATTGAGACCGAAATTGATGATCCATTACTGAATTTTAGCTCATTTGCTGAGTCAATCTCCGGATCCCCTATATAATTTTTGAGCCATGGATGTAGATTTTGCCAGGCAAACTTAATCTTATTCCGGAAGATTTTTTGCATATCCTCCTTTTTATGGGCGATAATTGCAGCGGTGATGTTTTCCGAAAAAAGAACCTGGTCGAAATATAAAATAACAAAAAACGTAGTTATCCCCAACTGACGCGCTTTTGGTACAATTGAAAAAAACCACAAATTATCGTGTACTAATTTCTGTATTGCGTTCGGTTTAAATAAAACCTTTTTACCAGTTTTGTCTTTGATGTAGTAGAGATTATTTAGTCTCCACCACCGGTCCGACATGCGGTCCTTGATTTCTTTGTCTGTCATTATTTGAAGATATCTAAAATACTCTTCACAACAGGTCTGTCTTTTTTGTCTTTTGGTTCACCACCCCGACCATTGCGTGGGTCGATAAGTGCTGAACTATCCCCGTTTTTGCTAATATAATCAATAGCGTCCTTTACTGGATCTACTCCCCCATCCTTGTCTTTTTTCTTCTTCCCGAACTCATCCGGGAAAGCAGTCTGAAGTAAGAGTAGAGCCATTTTATCGTCGCCCTTCTCAATAGCCTTTTTATTCAAAGCCCTGAGAAGGGTCCATTTATAGGACAGTCGCTTTAATTCAATCAACCGAGCGAGGTCCTTGTCCTTCAACAGGGCCTCTTTGAATTTCTTATAATCGACCCCAGCCAACACGCATGACTCTTCGACATCCATACCGGCCTGGACCTTGTGCGCAATTTTTATAATAAATTCGAGTTGATTTTTATTTAGCTTTTTCTCAAGCTTATCCTGAACTGAATCGGCCTCCAGTTTCAAATCAGATAATCCTTCGGCTATTTTATTTTCTTTACTATCCATGAAATTTATCAAAAGTATCTTCTAAATGCTTATCAGAAACATGGAGGTATTGCTCGGTAGTAGTGATAGATTTATGTCCAAGCATTTTCTGAATAGACCTAATGTCTGCTCCATTTTCCAATAAGTTTGTAGCGAACGTATGACGGATAACATGTGGAGAAACCTTAAAAGGAACTCCGCAGTAGTCACCGCGCTTCTCAACCATATCCTGGATAGTTCGAATAGAAACTCTAAATAGCTTCTTCTGGGCCCAGTCCATGGTCTCTATATATTTCTCAAGCGCCTTCTTGGCGTTTTCCGATAGGAATACTAATCTAATTTTACCACCTTTTCCTTTGACAGCAAAGCTTTTCTTCTCCATATTAATATCATCAATCTGTAGTTGGTGTAGTTCTGAAACTCTCATCCCAGTGGAGAACAATAGCTCTAGGATAGCCTTATTTCTGATGGCTACCTTATTTTTAGGAGGTATATTAAGCATCTCCCCTAGCTGATTCTTAGACAAGCAACGCACCTTTTCCTTGGTATATTTCTCGGAAATAAGCTCTATTTGGTCGGGGGAGAGGGGACAGTCTATGTTATTTCGGACCATATATTTGACTAGGCCACGGATGGCGATTAGGTGGTAGTTTTGGGTTTTTACAGATAAATTTAAGCCCTTCTTTTCCTCAATTGTATATTTGACCATCTTATCCTTCTTAGCCACTAGGGTTTCCAGACCTTCGACCCCACCATTGAGATAGTGACGAAAAGTCGTCACCTGCTCGAGGGTTAGGTCTTGGGTATTTGCCTCAGTGCCTAAAAAAGAAGTCAGGCGATCTAGGTAATCCTTATAATTAGCAATAGTGCGGTCTGCTAGGCCGCGTTCTACTTCGAGATATTCAAGATAGTTTTTTACTGATTTTCTTAGTTCCATAATGATATATATTTTTGTCCACATTTTGGACATTTTCCGTAGAAGTATTTTAGATAATTCAGAGAGAAGATTGGGAATAATGTCATCCACCACTTCAAGCGCTCAGCCTCTCTTACCTCTTTAAATAAGAAGTATTTTTTTAAGACAACAGTGGTCCTTTCGCCGACTACAATCCTTGCCTCAGCAGTGTCCCTCTCAAAGTGACAGACATAATCATCGCAGACCTGCTGGTCTAAAACACACTGGCAATTAACAACGTAATTATAGGCGACCGTAATAAATCCCAATTTATTTAGCAGCCTTCTTCTTAGGTTTAGATTTTTCATTCTTTTTCTTCTTAGGGTTTTTACATTCGTGGCCACACGCATAAGGCACCACTTTAGGTGTCTTTAATTTGACGTAGCCGAGGCCACGGATAAAGATGTGTTTGACGAATTGCATGGGTGTTTTTATTTTAATCGCGGACCAGGACAGGCATCGAACCTGCATCTCTCCCCTGCAGTCTTGGAGTGTAATCCCTTTTATACTACCTGATCATGTGTTATTTTCCTCGTAGAACTTTGAATTTTTGCTGAAGTAAGTCAAGAATTCCTTTGACCCGTTCATCTTTTTCGCCCTCGACAAGGATGTCTAGGGTTTGGCCGAACTGAGCTATTTGGTTTCTTTGGGTCAATAAGTAGTTAGCTAGATCAGCAACTTCCTCTAGAGCATGGCCGTTCATGTCTGGGACGTCCCAAAGATTACCTTCATGCTCCTTAGTGCCGCCCTCATACTTGTCGACCATTATTCCAGCCATTGAGGCCGCTAGTTCTTGCGTGACAAAATAATTTAAATTTAAGGAATTAATTAATAATAGGCCATTTTTACTGGAGATTTTTGTGTGATCGTCATGTGACAAGTGTGTTTCGAAGCTCACCACGAGCGGGGACCACATTTCAACGCAGCTACACCTAATCCCCGTCGTGGTTCTTGGGGATGCGCCTGCACTTCTGCCGATCTATCCTCGATCATAATTAAATAATAGCATGAATTTTCTATTGCGTCAAATATATATTGTGGATAACCGAATGGTAAAAAAATACCACAGGATTTAAAAAACTAGGAAAAAAAATTTGGAAAAAATAAAAAAAAACTAAGGAAAAACGAAAAACGGCATATTTTTATATGTAGGGACCCAATGTTAAAAATTTTGGGGGCGGGGGTCATTTTCCCTTGGGGGGTGGGGGTCTTTGTTTTATAGGGCTGAGCCATTTTAGCCAAGTACCCCTATTGATCTAAAAGAGACGACTGATATGCTTGGTATATGCCTAATATACAAAATTTTGCGGTTATTGCGTCAAAGATACATTTGACGCAATAGGCGAGCCAATGAATATGGGTAGTTGCGAGGTGCGTTTTATAAAACCCCTAAAAACATTGAAGCTGACATTGCGTAAAATCAAAATGACCCCTATACCCCCTAGTATGTTATTTATTTACATATATTTTTTTTTTTTTTTATTTTTAATTTTTATATAAAACGGAAAGCGTTGGCTGTGGATAAGTGGGCAGTTTGAAC